TGTTCTGTTGTTATTCCACCACGCTTGTGGATATTGATCCAAGACTCACGTGGTGTGATGTGACAATTAAAATAACCCCAGTGATCCCAAATTGGAATTAACTGTTTGTGAATAATATAGAAGAACTTTTGTAAACACTCCCAATTATGGGGTGCATAAGATTCTAGTGATGCTGACGCTGTACTAAATGCGTTGTTGCTCTCTAGTTCTGAATTAGTTCTAACTGTATCTAATAATGATCCTACATCATATTGTAGTGAACCACCGTGTTCATACTCAAAATCATAGTTGAGTCTCCAAACATAATTTGGAATATACTCAACTGGTTTAGGATCTTCTGGGGTTATTATTAAACTCATCCACTTTCTCCTTTAACTGCTTGATTCTTTTAGCAGATTCTTCTCTAACCTTTCTGGATAGACGTTTAAGGGTTGGTGGATGAGTTTCATAATTTATCCAATTAGACCAGAAATTTGTGTCATTACTCTTCTTTGACATTTGCGTAAGGTAGCATCTCCTTGAATGTACTTGTAGCAAACTTGTAAGCAACTCTTACTTCGTCTGCCATTGAATCGTCTAGTTTAGCACGAATGAGACCCTTTAGTTTCTCTGGGTTAGCGAACTCATACATTGCTGAAGAACCTGGTACTTTCTTAGCAAGCATTTGTCCACCCATCAGATCACCCATATGTCTGGTATAGACGTGTGCCATCAATCTTTTTTGTCTACTCTCTGAACTAGGATCTTTCTCGATCTGTTCAATGTACTTAGTAAACTCTTTAGTTGTTTCTAAAGTTGGTGGGATCTCACCTTCATTACCATAGTCACCCCATAGTTCTTGAAAGTCTTTAACTAAACCAGGATATCTATTGATATCTTCTAGTCCATTTAATACTTCATTCCTTGATGCTGCATCTTCTAACACATCATACTGTTGGATCTGATTGTATAAGAATATAGCATATGATTTTGGATGTAATTTACCTCCAAACATCATACCAACAAAGGGTTGTTCCTCTGCTCTTTTGTGGTGTTCCCACGTTGCTTCTTTAAGTGACATAATTAATCTTTAAGGTCAGGTAATTTTTTTTCAACCCAGTGCTCCGTGTTATCTATACCAGCAGCAGTGACATATCTCATAATATGCTCATCAATCTGGTGATAGACTGGGTGTAGATCTAAATCCATATTAATATCGTGTGCTATCTGTGATATCTGATCTGCTGAGAAGCAATGATCAGGATGTAATAGATCACAACAAGGGATACGCTTCTCAATTAATTCATTGAGGTTGATACGTATCTCATAATCTCTGTAGACTGGCATAATTAATAACTTGGTTCTAAGTCTGAGTGTTCAGGTTCATTGACCTCGGAAAATGTTATGTCATCCCAATAGGAATGATATAACCTACCCCATATAATTTTAAATTCGTCATCATCAAGGTCTTTGAATAGACAACGATCTTTAAGATATATGTGGTATGTTGACATTAGTCCTCCGTGCGTTGTCCTATGGTTTCTATATTATCATCCTCCTCGGTAGCGAGTTCGAATGATGGCATATTAACTTCTCCGTCGTCTCCCATTATATCACGCTTTACCATAAACAGTGCATCGATAGCACCTTCAAGTCTTGATCTCTGACTATATGCTTCAGATCTCTTCTGAAAATCAACAGTAGTCACACCATAAGGATTTAGTTTCTTGTTACTAAATTCCTCATCTAGTTCTTCTATCAATTTAGTTTGTTCTTCCTTTTGTAAGTGGAAGTTTTGTATCAGTTCATCAATAGTCATCTTTTAATTCCGTCAGAGTGATAGTTAATTGCTCTCATTGCTCTTGCTATTTTTCTAGTAACAGTATCTTCAGTTGAATACTCTGCTGCTAGTGAATAGTTGAATGAGTTTTCTAAGTCCCAGTCCTTTTGTTCAGCAGGTTCTTGAACAAAATCATACCAATCCTTTTCTATATGCTCACGTAGAACAGGTACAAACTGTGCTAGTGGTGTCCCTGCTTTAACAAGGACTCCTTCTTCTCCTGTGTCAAGGACTTTCCAGAAGAGTTGGACGTTGACTTGCATAGCGAATCTTGGATCATACATTCCAGCAACTGCTTCGAATCTAGTTTCATTGTTGTAATACACTGGGAGTTGCAAAAATACAATGTCATCACTAGCTCGTACCCTCCAAGGTGTTTCAAGTTTTATTACGTGAGCAAGAGTGTCCTTTGGGAACCCTGACTCTTTATCTTCCAATAAAGGAACTGTTTGATCAGGTGGATGATCTCCAATAAAATTGGAGTGTCTCATAAAATTGGTTACCTGTTCATATCTATAAGAGATACCATCACCTTGAGTGAATATCCTGAAATCCATAGGTGAGGTTACCACCCAACCCATACGTGTGATCTGTTTCAGACCAGGACAGTTGGCAACATTTTGTGTGCCCATAAATGGGCATCTTCTACCCTTATGATCTTTATCCTTCCATTGTCTTTTAATGGATGATGCAGGTATCAGTGGATAGTTCTCTGCTAGACCAGGTTCAAGTGAGAAGAATCTAATCCAAGGTTTCTTCTTACGGAAGATATTCCACATTGTCTTCCCCATAAATGTTTTCAAGTAAGTAATCATAATGAGTAGGACAATCATCCGACTCAACGAACTTCTTAACGTTAGCAATATATTCTTCTCTTGTCACCTTACTGACTCCTATTGCGTGCTCGTTCTCTTCACTACCCATTAGATATCTTGTACCTAATTGTAATCCGTGACCTGCAGCAATATAGTTCATACCGTGCATATTAGCATTCAATGGTTCAGCGTGATCTAATATAGATCCCATCCTTTCAAAGTTATCATTAACCTTGATGTTACCACTGTGCATAGTTTCAATATCCATATAATCATTACGTTGTGTACACCACTTCCAGTATGGATTGTCAGTTCTCATTGATAATGCATAGTGCATAGCAACAAACTTAGCAAATCCAATTACTTCACGTTGTGCACAATAATTATACCATTGTCTCTCTATATTTGTGACGTATCCCTTTCTTCTATTGAGTATGTCAACCAGTCTAAGGATACTCTCGTGTGTAGTTAATAGTCCTGTTGATTCTAATGGTTCTACAAATCCATATGATAGACCAATAGCAAGACAATTAAGTTCCCACGCTTTCTGCCTATAACCGTGCTTTATATCAATAGAGGATACCTCATACTCATCAGATTGTAGACCAAACTTAAGTTCAATCCAGTTTCGGAACTCTTGCTCTGTCTCGTGTTCCATTGCAAAACGTGATGACCAAGCATAACCAACACCAATACGATCCCATAATGGAATAGTCCACATCCAACCATTCTCTGCTGCTGTGCAGTCAGTCACATTATGCATCATTTCCTTACGTTGTTCTATATCAAGATAAGGTAAACGTGCAAAGAATGCTTTATCATTTGCAAGTATATCTTTGAATGATTCGAATGATACATTCATCAATCCTTCAATGAGTGCACCTTTAAATCCAGTACAGTCAATGAATAGATCTCCTGTTACTCCTACTTGCTTTTTATCTGCGTCTAGTCTTACACCCAACTGATTAATCTGTCTGTTAGATGCAGCAGGAGATCCACCACGTTTAACATCCTTAATCATTCCACGTACTTCACCAAGTACGTGTGTAAACCTGTTCTTCTCTGCCCAAGGATAACATACTCTATCTCTTAGGAACTCACCAAACTTCTCAGCATCTAAATGATATGCTGTATCTGTCTTGAAGTTATAGTTATCCCAGTCCATATATCCTTCTGGAGTCTGAGCACTATTCCACTGTTTATTATTTGCTACAAGTGTATCATTCTCAGGATTATAATACTGAGAGAATGACTTGTTGTCTGGATTATATTCTTCTGGATGTCTCTTCTGTAAGTCAAACCAATCTTCAATACCATTAGCAGTGTTATCTAACTTATACTTACCAAATGGATATTGAAAGGTCGTCCCTTTCTCTCTAAAATCTGTGAACTGAATACTATTCTTATAGGTTGCATTACAATACTCCATCCAGTCTTTATCTTCAAGACCAAGAGCATCAAGATACTTATTGAAATGACCTAAAGTAGATTCACCAACCCCAATAGGTTTATGCTTTGTACTCTCCACGAGTACAACATTAACCCAAGGGCATAGTTTCAACAAGGCAGCACAGGTCATCCAACCAGATGATCCACCACCCACAATTACAACGTTATTGACCTGCATAATCTAATTGATACCGTCAGTATTATATAGGACATCATTATAATAGTCAATCGGTCTTGGCATAAAAGCAGCGATCTCCTTTCCTTCAGTGATTCTCTTCTCTACAGCAGCATCTAAGATAGGTAGGAAGTC